GTCCCTTTTGGGATTCTTTTTATTACAACAAGTTCTGTACGATAGTACGTCGATAGTAAACGTTGCTGTCAACTTCGATTGCTGCAGCGCCATCAGGATCACTAGCACCTTTAGCGAATGGGTTCGGAGCCATGCCGTAGCGTGTCTTGAAACCAATCTTAGGCTGGAAGGTGTCTTGATCGACTGCACGGACCATTTGCAGAGGTACGTATGGGCAGTAGAAGAGACCAGCGTCGAATGCGTTAGAACCCTTGTAACCAACAGTCATGTAGTTGCCTGTTGTGTAAGGATCGATGTAAACGCGGTAACGACCGTTCAATACACCAGCGAATGTGTTACCAGTGTCATCGACTTGCAGGTTGTTGCTGTTCAGAGCAGGAGTGTAATCAAGTACGCCAGCCATCTGAAGTGCAGATGCAACGTCAGAAGAACAGATGATTACGTTACCCTTGCCGCGACGAGTTTGCTTAGCGATAAGGTTCGCTTCACGCTCGATGTGGAACATAAGACCCTTGTACTTCTCTACAGACCAACGGCCGTTAGCGTCTACGTCAAGGTCGAATACACCCTGAGTAGTAGTACCAGAGTTAGAACCACGTACAGCAGATACGTTGATTGTTCGAACAACTTCGCGGTTGATCTCAGCAAGGATCTCAGCGGCGAGGATGTTAGACAACTCAGCTTCAGCGTCAAGACCGTGTACTGCTTTCAAGTCTTGAGCAAGTTCAAGAGAGTAGTCGGCCTTCAGAGCACGTGACTTAGCAGTTACAGTCACCTTGTCGATGCTGAATGCCATCTCGTTAAATGCACTGTTGCCTTCAACGTCTGTCAGAGGCATAGCTTGTGCATAGTTGTACTGCTCTGTGTCAGGCAGGTTAGCAGCAGTAGTGCCAAAGTCAGTACCAACGTGCTCACCACCGGGTGTGTTAGCACCAGATTCGGTAGTAGAGTGACCAGTGTCGGCTTCGTTGTAGAATGCTTCTGTACCAGCTTGGTTAGCGTAACGTGTCTTCATTGCAAAGATCAGTCCAGTAGGACCAGTCATTGGCTGAACACCACATACGTCATATGCCATCAGGTTAGGAAGAGCGCGACGAACGAGAGAGATCAGGATCGGATCGAAACCAGCGATTTCACCACCAGCAGTGAAAGATGCAGCGCCTACAGAGTTTGTGGGAGCGGCTTCTGTCAGAGATTGATGAGCACCGATTTGAGCAGATTCACGGAGAGCTTTCTCTGTGTTCTCAAGAACCATCGCTGTCACTTGACGACGATGTGCGTCCTTAATTTCGGGGAGGTCTGGGTGAGAGATCACCGAATCCCACTTAGATTGAATTTGTTCGGATAAATTCATGTTAGTATTACTCCTATTTGTTTTTGGGCAGATACCAGTTCTATTTATAAAAAGTTACTTTTTAATTGTGTTAGAGATTGCTTGAACATAACTTCTCATCTCAACAGGTACAGGTCGATCCTCTGAAATCTCATCATTCGAACCAACTGTCTCTTCTTCAACGATCAAACCAGTCTTTGATTCTTCAGAGCTAGTTGATTCAGAGAAGTATTGATCTTTGATAATTTGCAACTTTTCGCTGTACTCTTCAACACTTGAAAACTCAATGCCCTCAGAAAGAGTACGGAGTTTTTCAGTCTGAGTAGCAACAAGGCCTTCAGATACAGAATCAAAAGCGTCCTGTACTTGTGCCTGTTGAATTTCCGCAGACATCTTGATTTTTTCAGCTTCTGCTGCATTCAAAGATTCTTCAAGTTCAGCAACCTTCTGCTCGAGGTCTCCAATCATGTCGATCTTTTCAGCAGGCACTTCAACATAGTTTTCTGCGAAAAGACCTTTCAGACCTTCGATAAATTGATCGGTTGCTTCGACGCGGTAGTTGTTCTCAAGTGCAACGGCGTTTTCTTCCATCCACTTCTCAACTACGTAGTCCATATAGGTGTTAACTTGTTCGTGCAGCTCATCAATAGACTTGCTGACTTGCTCTTCAAGCTTAGACTCATATTCTTCTTCGATACGAGCAACTTCAAGGTTGACGCGGTTGTTAACAGCGGCCTCAAAAAGAGTAGTTGCACGTTCTGTAAAGTCTTCTGACAAATCTTCTTGGCCAGCAAACAACTCAGCAACATCTTCCTTCATTGCATAAGAAGCTTCAGAACCCGGCTTAGGTGCGCCGGTAGGCTTCATTGCAATAGAGGCAGCGTTTTGTGCAGAGGTGTCATCGACCGTCTCGTCCTCTTTACCAACTTGATCAAGTACTTTTTGAAGGAAGATAGAAAGATCATCTTTCTTCATGGCACCAGCAGTTCGCATCAGATCGCCGAGCATTTCAGATTTGCTTGCCTTAGGCTTAAGCGTACCAGCCGCATCAGAAGCTTCTGAAACTTCAGTTACTTCCTCTACGACTTCAACATTTTGTTCTTCGGACATCGGATTATACTCCTGTTTTTAACTTATTACTCTATTTATAAAAAATTAATTTTTACAGTGATTTCAAGAAAGCTTCAAAAATCTGTAATTTTGTATTCTCATCCAAGCGGTGAGTCTTTGCAGCTTTTTCAATTTGATCCTTCACTTGCTCACATTTCTTCTCTGCAAGTTTTCCGGCTTCCCAAACCCACTCAACACCTTCCATGATACCATTTACAAAGGC